CTCCTCTACTTCGGCGCGGGAGCTATGCCGTCTATGTGAGGCGTTTTCTAACTTATTCTCATGTATCGAAAAAAATCCGTATGGAAACTTGCATTTTCCCCGTGCTATCATTGAGGCGTAAAGAGAGGTCGAGGGAAAACCTCGCCGCCGTGCGCCCTACATGGTCGAGCCCTTGCGCTTATGCGTGAGGACGCTTGAGGCCGTGCGGGGCGTTCTCTTTACCCATTCGGAGGCGGAGAGCATGAGAGAGTTTGCAAAAGCGTTTTACGAGTCTCCGGCATGGAGACGCACACGAGCGTATATTCTCAAGCGCGACGCGGGGCTATGCGTCCATTGTGGCGAGCCCGGCGTTATCGTGCATCACAAGATAGAGCTCACGCCGAGGAACATCGACGACCCGGCAATCGCGCTCGGCGAGGATAACCTCGAGACAGTTTGCCGGACGTGTCACGCATTGATACACGAGGGAACGCCGCCGCTTGCCGACGGCCTCGCTTTCGATGCAGACGGAAATATTATCACAGCGCCACATACCCCCCGGGGTGCGCCGAAATAGATACCCGGTAAGTAACCGCGCCTCAATCCTCGGAAGAACCGACCCGGGCGCGCACATGAGGGGGGGTAAAACCGGGGCGGAGGGAGGTTTACTCATTATATGGCGGCAAATAAAAAAAGCTACGACGAGCTTTCGATTTCTGAAAAAATCGAGGCGAAAAAGAAGAAAATCAAACGGCTTTTCCGAGAAATGCCCACCGAAAAGCGGCAGTTTGCCGAGGGGCTTATCAATCAATTCGCCGTGACCTCCGTCACGCTGGAACGCCTCGCCGACGAAATCAACAACGGCGACTTGATAGAGGATTTCGTACAGGGGGCGCAAAAGCTCCGCCGGGAGTCCCCGGCTCTCCGTGCCTACAACACGACGATAAAATCCTTTTCCGCTCTCACAAACCAACTCGTCGCGTTGCTCCCGGAGAAAGAAAAGAAATCGGCGGGTGACGAGCTTATGAGCTTTATCACAAAGCCCGCCGCCCGGTCGGGCAAGTAGTGAACTACGTCCGGGAATATTGGGAGCGGATTTCCTCCGGCGAAATCGTCACGAGCCGACGGGTAAAGGCCGTTTACGGTCGCCTCGTGGCAGAAATGGACGCGGCGGACGAGAGCTCGCCGTATTACTTCGACGAGGCCGTCGGCGAAAGGCCGATTATCTTCGTCGAGAGGTTTTGCAAGCAGTCTCAAGGAACGCTCGGCGAGTCTCTGACGCTCGAGCTTTTCCAAAAAGCATATATACAACTCCTTTTCGGGTGGCTCGAGAGGGCGACGGGATACCGGCGCTTTCGAGAGACGCTCTTTCTTGTTGGTCGAAAGAACGGCAAGAGTACGCTCCTCGCGGCGCTCGCGCTCTATATGCTCGTCGCCGACTACGAGGGCGCGGCGGAGATTTACTCCGTAGCGACCAAGAAAGACCAAGCGAAAAAGACGCTCACAGAGGCCGTAAACATGGTGAAGCAGAGCCCCGAGCTCTCCGCCATTCTCAAAAAGCGCCGCAACGACATTTACTTTCCGGCGACGGCCTCCAAGTTCGAGGCGTTGGCCTCGGACTCGAATACCCTCGACGGCCTCAACTCTCACGCCGTCATTATCGACGAGCTCCACGCGATACGCGACCGCAATCTCTACGAGGTTATGAAGCAATCGACCTCGAGCCGCCGACAGCCGCTCGTGATTATGATTACCACGTCCGGCACGGTGCGCGAGTCCGTTTTCGATAACCTTTACGGCTACGCTTGCGAGGTCGCCGACGGGCAGACTCCCGACGAGCGTTTCCTCCCCGTCCTCTACGAGCTGGACAAGCGCGAGGAGTGGACAGACCCGACGGCATGGATAAAGGCAAATCCCGGCC